TAGTATTACCCGCAACTTCGTAGCAACATCGTAGCAAAGTGAAAGGTAGTTGGCCTTGAGACATGGCGAGATTCAGACGTGCATGGCGCAGAATGCGTCGCCGGTATAAACCGGTTTTTCGGTATAAGCGGCGCGTCCTTGGGAAGAGAAAGGCACGTTCGCGCCGTATTAAGCCGGGGGATATGATATTGAATATTAGGCGTATTCAAACTATTCCTGTGAAACTGTCGGAGAATAATGTGTACGGTCTGACTATGGTAGCAGATAATTTTAAGGAATTTACGCAATTGAAGAGGAGTTTTGAAGCGTATCGAATTATTAGTTATGGGTTACGAGTAATTCCTTTGCATAACGTTAGTAATGATAGTACCAGCAAGATTGCAACGTATTGCATAGTTCCGTGGAAGAAGGAGGTTCCTGCTACTGAAACGAATTATAACGATTACTTGAGTATAGACAAATGTCGTGTTTATCGTGGTACTCAGACTGCATATAGGAGACTGGTTCCTGCTGTGCGTCTTCCCGCTCGGAATGTGGATGCGACTAAGCTTAATACGTTTGGCGTGACGCAGTGGAAACCGAGAATAGAAATTGATCCAGAGAGTACGAATATAAAGCATTATATGGGTGTTATTGCGTGGCAAAAGGATGAAACTGCTCCTGAATCAGCCACTGCTTATTACAACCTGGTAGAGTCTGTGAAGATTAAATTTTATAATCAGACGACGCTGGGAACTGCAGCTGTTGGGAATAGGTTAGGAGATGTTTCTGAGGACGATTCAATGGCGTCTGCGGATTTGATGGATGACGCTGAGGAACTTGTTCCGGACAAGAAGAAGAGGGAGTCGTTGTTGGATAGATTAAGAAATAAAACCGAGAATATTTTACTCAATTAATTCCTTTAATGTTATACGTCTTTCGAATGCGGCATTACTGTAATTTTTGAATTTATACAATAAATGTGTGTCTACATTTGAGGTTATCCATATGTGTTTTGTTGTAAATTCTTCGTATCCTCCTTTTACGGGTACCTTGTAGGGGTAGCGGTCCGTTATTTTCAGCAGCTCGTCGTACTTGATCCATCCGTAAAAGTCGTCAATAATGACGCAATCGTTTTGTTCATACCCATCCCACCAGTCACCTCTAGGTTTGTAATAGATGGTTCCTTCGGTGAGAGCAGTTGCTTCTGCCAGCGCTCGTCTCGATTTGCCGGACCCCGGTGGGCCAAAGAAGTAATACACACTAGTTTTCCAGGAGCGTGGTTCCACTGGAGATGCCAGGTTGAGGTAGGTTCTAATACCTCTGTGGTATCTAATGAAGCACGTGGGATGGCGTAGTGCGATGTTCCGGTAGGATTTTTCTCCAGCTTGAATGTCAGCCACGAGTGATTGCAGATCACTACGTTGTCCTTGACTTTGTGGTTGACCCTTTTCAAAAAAGTCGCCTGATTTTCGACAATATGTTTGGTTTTCCAAGTCGGTTCCGTTTGCCTTTTCAATATGGCATCTGTTATTGATGAGACGTTTGATCGTGGAGAAGCGTTTCGGTTTTTCCAGGGAGCAGAAAGCCTGGATATGAGGTCTGTGTGTAGTCGGACAGACTTCGCGTCCCAGTATTCCGTATTTACAATTGGCTTCGACGAATCGTTTGCAAGTTTCGAATTCATCTTCAGTATAGTTGTGTAAGGTGAAAACGAACCGACGCACAGTACTGTTGGACATGTTGTGACACGATCAATAGCGCAGCGCGTCCTCACCCCCCCCCCCGCGCAGCGGGGGGGGGATGGGGAGGGGATAGCTGTGGCGACAAAGTCAAGCGTCCGTTACCAATACCAGAACAAGGAGATATAAAAAAATCGCGCGCGCAGCGCGCCAGTGGAGAACGAACGAAGTTGCGGTA